CGAGTGGCTGACCACGATCTTGACCTCGGTCGGGGCCTCCATGATCACCTGTGTGTTCATGGAGGCCTACTACCAGCGTCGGGCCCGTGCCGAGATGGGCAACCACGACGAGGGGATGGAGTGATGGGCGTCACCATCGGCGAGCAGCAGATGTGGGGTCACATCGGCTCCATCGCCCGCGACCTGAACCGGATCGCCAACCTGATGGAGGCGGCCGAGAAGCGGGCCCAGGCCCATCACCAGGTGGACCTGCATCTGGATGACTACCCGCCGGAGGTGCAGGAGCTGATCACCCGGCTCCTGATCCCCGGGATCACGGTGCATCCGGATCAGCCACCTCCCTAGACCTGCTGTAGTGTTTGTGATAAACTACATGCAGTGAGTTGGCGTAAGCCTGCCCACAACCAGCCCGAGCGCTGCAGTCGTGCCCATCCCCTACCCCGGGGTGGGCACCCTGGACCGTTCGGTCTAACCAGGCCCGTCGGCTATCAGCCGGCGGGCCTTTTTGCATGTCCGGAACCTGCGGGTGGGGCTCGAAGAGGCCCGAAGTCATGTAGCGAGATCCACCCCTGCGGGGTAGGCCCGAAGAGGCCCCGGTACGCAATTGCAATGCACCATCCAACTTCAATCCCAATAGGAGGGGACTGACATGGCTGAAGCAGCCATCCCAAACCGCGACACCTTCTTGATGAGGGTCGCGTCGGACTTCCGCTCGATGAGGCAGAAGCTCGCGAGGGTCGCCAAGAAGGCCGGCTCTCAGGTTGTCCGGGCCACGAAGTGGCTCGGCACGAACGCCGCCACGCAGTGGGTGTGGAACCGCACCGCCGCGGCAGCGAGGAAGGTATGGGCGTGGAGCACTCCTGCCCGTGTCTTCACCACCAGATACGTGATCGACCCGATGCTTGTCGGGGCCGGCGCGTTCTTGATGTTCCTGGCCGGGTCCAAGATCCTGACCGCCCTGTTCGCCATCGGCGGGCTGGTCGCGGTGATCATGTTCCTCAACTGGCTCCGGAAGGGCTGGAAGAGCAGGACCCCGGTCGTCGAGGTCGTGGAGGAGAAGGTCACCACGCTCGAGACCGCGATGGACCAGCGGCGGATCGCCGAGGAGAACGCCAGCCGGGCAGCCGCCGAGGCGGCCGAGGCACGCACGACCGAGACAGCGGCGGCTGTCGAGGCCCAGCAGGTCACCGAGGAGGTCGCGGAGGTCGTCGCCCAGACGGTCGCCCCGATCGTCAACGGTGGATACCAGGTCAGGCTGCCCGACGGCGACCTGAACCCCAACGAGACGCTGACGCAGCGTTTCAACTTCCTGGACGGGTTGATCAAGGCCGAGCAGGCCAAGGTCGAGCCCGACCCGGAGTACCTGTGCGAGCTGCAGGCTCGCCGGAACCTGGTGCACGTCCGGGCCGGCAAGTCCACCACGCTCAAGAAGGACACCGCGACCACCGCCCAGATCCACCGGGAGTTCTCCGAGTACCTGGAGGCCCAGTGGATGCACGAGCACCCGGGCGGGCGGCTCGACCGGGAGCGTTCCGGGGTCTACCGGGACGCGCTGCACCGAGGTGCCCAGGCCGAGGACAAGCGGCTCAAGCACATCCGCGAGCTGAAGGCCCTGGCCGAGGCTCAGAAGGGCTCGGGCGACAAGGCCGCCTGATGCTCACCACCGGGAGGGGTCTGGGAGACCAGGCCCCTCCCTTCTTCATCTCTTCAGAAAGGGGAGAAAGCACCATGCTCAACGACGACAGGCTCCGTGCGATCGCCCAGGCGATGCTGGCGACCAAGGGTGGCTCGGTCGACCAGATCATCCAGGTCGATCGGGACTACCAGGTCCGCAGCACCATCATCGCGGTCAGCGAGTTCGACTACCGACGGGCCCGGCAGGTCCGGGAGCGGCTGCTAGACGAGGGCGAGCTGCTGGCGGTGATCTGCCTGGGCGGGATCGTCGCGTCGACGATGGACGAGAGCGGGATCGGCGCGGTGGTCGAGTACTTCGCCGACGGATCAGGTGAGCCGGACCGCCTCGGTGAGTTCCACACCCTGGCCTACCCGCGGGGCGACGTGGTCTGGCACGACCAGGACTCACCGACGACCGAGGGCTCTCGGGACATGTACGCCGAGCAGTTCCTGGGTCTCGACCTGGAGGAGGCGATCACCCTGCACGACTGAGCACGACAGCACGACCGTTCAACCCAATCCGGAAACACACGCGCATCACCATGGAGAGGATTGACCCGTAGTGGCAACGAAGAAGACAACTCAAGAGGTAACAGACCCGTGGACCGAGGAAGCGGGGCTGCGCCAGCTCGAGAGCGTCAGCGAGCTGCTGGCGGCCTACGGCCGGGACCGTGTGACCACGATCGAGAAGATCGAGAAGCGCAAGGACGGCGGCACCAAGGTCGCCATCCCGGAGAAGATGGAGCTCGAAGAGGCCGGCGAGATCATCCAGGAGAAGATCACCGCCAACGCCGACACCTACGAGTTCAACGCGACCTTCAAGTGCCGTCCCCCGGACGGTGCCTGGAACTTCAACCAGCTGCTGGCCAAGCTCTGGGACTTCCCGGTCGGCAAGCGGCAGCGCAGCTTCTTCGGAGACCAGCCACCCCAGATCATGCGGGTGCAGGTCAGCCCCACCAAGCGGATCAACGTCCCCTGGGGGCAGCTGTACTTCGCCCCCTGGAAGACCACCTTCGTGCTGAACGGCATCCACGACCCGGAGTACGGGCCGGCGCTGCATGTGGAGGCCTACGGTGCCAAGAAGTTCGAGGACGACATCACGAACTTCTTCGCCATGTTCGAGGACTTCCTCAAGGAGAACTCGATCTACTCCGGCAAGTCGATGCGTGGTGTCACCGGTGATCCGGAGTTCTATGACCCCTACAAGGTGGACCGCTCGATCGTGGCCTACTCCGAGGAGAACTGGTGGGAGCTGCAGGCCCACGTCTACGGGCTGATCGAGAACGCCGAGTTGATCCGCAGGGCCAACACCGAGGGCTTCGAGGTGGTGGACGCCGAGGGCAACCCGGTCACCGATCCCGAGACCGGTCAGCCCAAGCGGGAGTTCACCCACATCAAGCTGTCCAACAACGTGCTGCTGTCGGGTGACAACGGCGGTGGCAAGACGCTGGCCTGTGCGATCGCCGGGCAGTACTGCCTGGAGAACGGCCACACCTTTGTGGAGGCCAGGTGGAACGAGCCGCTGGCCCTGGTGCTGCGGTTCGTCCAGGCGCTGAACAACCCAGCGGTGGTGGTGGTCGAGGACGTGGAGCACCTGTTCACCAACCTCGACGCCATGAACGCGCTGCTGGACGAGTTCGACGGGATGCGGTCGAAGGGGTTCGAGGTCACCTTGCTGATGACCACCAACCACATCGAGGAGATCCCGAAGTCGATGAAGGGCGGGCACCGGATCGACCACACCATCAACATCGGTGGTCTGGACGAGCCCGGCGTGAAGCGCCTGATCGACGCCCACATCCCCGCCTCGCAGCGGCTGGAGCTGGATTACTCGGCTCTGTACACCGCCTATGAGGGCTGGATGCCGGCGTTCATCGTCCGGTCCCTGGAGGATGTGGTGAAGTACTCGATCATCCGCACCAAGAAGCTCGGCCAGCCGCTGGCGACCGAGGACTTCGTGCGGGCGGCGAACGCGTTGCGGCCCTCGATCGAGATGCACCAGATGTCCACCGACCGGCCGGAGCGGCCGGCGCTCGAGACCTCTCTCGAGACGGTGGTCGAGCGGGTCCTCCAGCGTCACCAGGTGGACCTGAGCGACGGCGAGATCATGGTGCGCAGCTAGCACCGCGACACCCCGGGGCCGGTCCACTCAGCCGGTCCCGGGGCTCTCGGGCCCGCTTCCCGGGGGTCGGCTTCCCGAGAGCCGGCCGGCCCCCGGGGATACCCCCTGAACCGGGAAGGACACACCCATGGAGATCGAAGAAGCCTTCACCACCGAGGCGATCGAAGCCGCGGACACCAACGTCGGCGGTGAGCACGAGGCCCGGCTCCGCGAGGTGATCCGTGCCATCTACGTCAACAACGACATCGAGGGCATGGAGGCCGGTGACCGGCACGAGGACATCGCCGTCCTGGCCTTCGTCGCCGGTCGTACCTACCAGGCCGACGAAGCAACGATCCGGATTCCGATGAGCACCGACCTGCTCGCCAGGTTCCTGGAGTTCCTCACCACACCAGAGAAGGAATGAGTCATGCCCAACCCCAAGATGCGAGTAGAGGAGGTCAAGATCAGCCCCGCGATGGCGCGGGAGTGGCTGGCCGTCTCACCCGAGCGCAACACCAGGGTGATCAACCAGCGCAACGTCGCCAAGATCCTGCACGCCATCGAGTCCGGCGAATGGAAGGTCACCCACCAGGCGATCGCCCTGGACCCGACCGGCTTCGTGCTCGACGGCCGGCACCGGCTCACCGCCATCGCCAGCCAGCGCAGGCACGTCACCTGCCTGGTGGCCTTCGATGCCAGCCCCGAGACCTTCGGGGTGATCGACACCGGTCGGGCTCGGTCGCCCGGTGACAGCCTGAAGATCGCCGGCTACTCCGACGTGAACGTGCTGGCCGCCACCACCCGCCAGGTGCTGGCCTACCCCGAGGTGGTCGGCACCAACTCGACGCTGACCACCGCCACCCAGTCGATGACCACCGCGGACATCCTGATCGCGCTGGCCAACCCCGAGCTCGGCAAGCCGATCGAGGACTCGCTGCGTCCGGGCTACCAGGTGGCCAAGCAGATCGGCCGGTACGGGCTGCGCACCAGTGCCTCGGTGCTGATCTCGGTGGTCTCGCTGTACAGCCAGCACGGGCCGGACACCCAGGCGGAGTTCGCTGCCCGGCTCGGCGACGGTGCGGACCTCGGCCAGGGCAGCCCGATCCGGGCCTTCCGGCAGTGGCTGATCATGGAGTCCGGCTACGCCAAGGTGCCCGGCACCTACCGGCAGACCACGTTCCTGGCCAACGGCATCCGGTCCTGGAACGACTACGCCACCGGCCGCGAACGTCAGACCGTGCGGCACCGACCCGGTGCCGACCACATGCCCGAAGTCAACTAGGAGGGGAAACCATGTCCGAGACCGAGATGACCCGCGAGCTGGACCAGCTGGAGGGCAAGTACCAGGGCGCGCCGCCCGGGTTCTGGGAACAGAGCCGGGCCAAGCTCCGCGAGATGCTGCACCAGGGGCTGAAGGAGGCCCGACTGTTCCTGTCCTGGCTGAAGGAGCAGTTCCTGCTGTTCTGGGACCAGGCGGGTCGCGACATCGTGTTCTCGCGGATCGCGATGGCGATGGCCAGCTACCCCCACTTCTGACCCCCACCGGGCCCGGTGCCCTCAAGCCGGGCCCGGCTTGTCCCCGGGCTGCGCGCTCTCATGCCGCGTAGTCCGGGCCCCCGGGCCGGGGCCGACCGAACACCGATGGGTAGCTCCCGTGGTCGGCCCTGGTCTGGGAAACAGCGACTGGCTCGAGACCGGGGGGTTCTCGCCGTCGCTTGCTGGGCCCGCCCCCTCTCTCGGATGGGGGAGGAGGGAGGCGGGCCCAGCACCAGTCATTCGGGGAGATCCCCGATGGGAGGGGAAGGAGAACCACCATGTCCAGCGAAACAGCCGGCATCCCGAGACCGAGCACGGCCATCGAGATCTCGATCGCCTGGGTGAGAAGGGCCGCCGAGATGCGCACCATTCGGGTGCGACCGGAGGACCTCACCGAGGACGAGGTGATCGCAGTTGCCCGCTGGCTCTGGCGGAACGGCGGCGAGGCCGCCATGCGCGCCGACGCGGCACGACGCATCAACGCGATGCTGAGCTGAGCAGACCCCGAGCCCCCGGCTCTCCGCGTGGCCCCCGTGGCTGCGTGGAGAGCCGGGGGCCGGGCCTTTTTTGCATTTCGGGCCAAAAAATTTTGCATCCGATGTGACCAGAGTGACTGAAGTGAACAGACTCAGAACAGTCCGATCTCGTGCAGGAACTGGACCCCGTGCGCCAGCATCGAGACCACCCCGGTGGCCGCGGCGATCCTCAGCAGCCAGACCTCGCCCCGGGCCAGGGTGATCTTCTCGGTCGCCTTCTCCGCGACTTTCTCCTTGGCTCCCTGGTCCTCGGCCATGGCCTAGCCCATGCTGACCGCGATCTGCCCGGCCGGGATCACGAAGCCCTTGCCGTTGCCGATCGCTACCGGGGAGGCCAGCTCGGTGTAGGCCATCAGCCGGCCCTTGTTCTGCTTGTTCCAGATCCCGAAGTAGGTGACCTTGGTCTGGGTCAGCCCGGTGAACCGGGCGTCCACCACGCTCCAGATCGCCCGGTTGTCGGGGTTGGACCAGCTCATCTTGAACCGCTGGTAGCCGCCCCCGGCGATCTCCGCCTTGTCGGTCCCGCCCAGGGCCGGGGTGTCGAAGTGCAGGCTGACGAAGCCGGCGTCGGCGATGTCCTGCAGCCACAGGTGCACCTGGGCGTCGGTGATGGTGCCGTCGATGGCTCTGCCCTCCTAGCTCGTCTGCCCGGGATCGGTCCGGATCAGCCGGCCCATGAAGTAGACCGGCTCGTCGCCCTGGTCGTCGCAGTAGAACTGCACGAAGAGCATCCCCACGTACTCCTCGTTGACGTTGTTCTCCGGCTTCTGGAAGTCGATGTTCTGATGCCCGGCCACGTCCCAGGTCCAGGCGGTGGCATCCTCCAGCAGCCCGGTCCGGGCGGCTCCCTTGCTGGCCCGGCCCGGGGAGTAGCCGGCCGGCTCGTAGTAGTTGCCCCAGCCGACGATGAACCCGGCTCCCTGGGTGGTCACGTTGGCGTCCGCGCTCCACGGGAACTGGGTGCCGTCCTCCTGCTGCTCCTCCCAGGCCCCCTTGTAGAACGGGAAGGACTGGAAGGCCTGGTAGTGGGTCTCGATCACGGTGCCGTCGACCCGCCGTGCCCTGCGCCAATCCGGGGCGTCGGGGTCGTCCAGGTCCATCGGGAACTTCGGCATCGCGTCCGCGGCCGTGCCGTTGCCGTAGTACAGCGAGAAGTGGAACTTGACCGGCAGCACGTTGCCGTCCCGGTCGTAGGCCGCGATCTGGGTGAGCCGGATGCTTCCGGCCTGGCCCATCCGGATCGGCACCGCCATCGTCATCTTCTGGTCCCGGATCACCCCCGACCAGTTGTGGTTGGCGTTGTTGACATCGGTCGGCCCGATCCGGATGTAGTACGGGGCGCTCTTCGGGTCCTTGGGCGGGTACTTCCTGGTCCACTCCTGGTAGGGGAACTGCGCGGTCGAGGGCAGTTTCTCGCCGAAGAACTCCTTGGCCGGGGTCGGGATGATCCCCGAGCCGTGCTTGTAGGACCACGGGATGACCAGGTCCTGGATGGTGTTGGTGTACTTGCCCACCTGCAGGGCGTGCAGCGGGTTCAGCGCGTCCCGGGTCCGGGCCCGGACCTCCTCCACGGTCAGCTGGTCGCGGTACTTGGTGTCGTAGGACAGCGCGACCGTCAGCGCGGTGAAGTCCACCTGGGACGAGGTGACGTGGGCCAGCACGCCCTCCTTGATCCCGAGCAGCCCGTGCAGCCGGATCGTGGACCCGGCCTTGATCATCATCCGTGGGCACAGCGAGCCGTCGGCGTAGCGCGGGTCGGTGAGCAGGGTGATGCTGCCGGTGATCCCGGGCTCGGCGAACCGCTGGTACTGGGCCTGGGCGATCTTGACCGCGCTGATCTCGTCCACGCCCTGGACGAACTGGACCATCGTCTCCTTGGGCTTGACCCGCTTGTCGTACATCGGGTTCTTCAGCCTCGGCCACTGCCGCGCGGAGTAGGCGAACGGCTTGAAGTAGGTCTGCCGGCCGTCCGGGGTGATCTCCATCCCGTTGAAGGTGATCCCGGCCTCGTCGGCCCCCTGCCCGTAGATCACCCCGGCCCGCTGGGTGTAGTCCCGGCTGCCCTCGAAGCTCACCCCGGGCGCGCCCAGGTAGATCTCGATGATCGCGTCGTCGTGGCTGTCGGGGATCTGCCGCAGGTACAGCTCGGGTCGGCGCTTGCCCCGGTTCCGGATGCTCCACTGGTTGCCGCCGGCGGCGAACATGTCGCTGAGCATGGACTGCACATGCCCGGTCAGCAGCGGCTCCCAGGTCCCGGTGGACCGCGAGGTGAACCCGGTCCAGAGCTGGCCGGTGGCCACCCCGTACGGCTTCAGCGCGACCAGGTAGTCCGGGTCGTTGGACTCCGGGACCCGCTGGTTCCACCAGTCCGGGAACACCAGCCGGAAGTTGCCCAGCCGGGCCGGGTGGTAGGTCTGGTCGAAGGCCCGGGCGATCAGGATCTCGTACGGAATCGGCCGGCGCGGGAAGGACGGGATGCCCAGGTAGTCGTCCAGCCCGAAGAAGGCACCCTTGCAGTCGATGGTCACGCTCGAGTCGTTGCCCGACAGCGACAGTGAGAAGGAGGCGATGTAGCCCTCCCAGGCCCAGTCGAACTCGTAGCCCCCGGTGTTCTGGAACACGATGTCGATGTCGCAGTCGGCCACCAGCCAGTCCAGGTCGCCCTCGCCGGGAGCGTCGAAGACGGTGACCTGGGGCAGCGAGATCTGGGCGGTGATGTCGGTGAACGGGTCCCCGGTGGTGGCGTTGGCCACCTTGACCGGCGCACCCCGGAACACGGTGATCTCCTTCCGGGCCCCGCCCGGGGGCTGGGCGAAGACCCGGAAGTAGCCCAGCGGGATCTGCTCGCTGGGCACCGCGGTCAGGGTGCCGATCGGGGAAGGCACTAGGTGTCGCCTCCGTAGATGCCGGACAGCAGGGCGAACTCCGAGGCCACCTGGGCCGGGGTCAGCATGTCTCCGTAGATGCCCAGGTCGAACAGGGCCAGGTCCGCGGTGGCCGGGGTGAGCGGGGTCCGGCCCAGCCAGAAATCGGCCCTCAGCGCCCTGCTGGCATCCCCGGTGGGGATCCGCTTGGTCAGCAGGCTGGAAGGCCCGGAGGCGGCATACAGCGACGCCTGAGGCCTACCCACGACCACGGCCAGGAACATCGGCGCGGTGCTGCGCTGCCCGGTCCCGATCGAGACCCCGCGCTGGTCGGTGGAGTCGTCGGAGGACAGCCAGACGAAGTTGCCCCGGATGCTCAGGCTGAACCAGCCCGGTGGCGAGTCGGCGTCGCCCATCGGCCCGAACAGGCCGTTGGCCGGCACGTCGGGGTTGTTGCCGTAGACCGAGTTCGGGCTCATCACCATGATCACCGAGTAGCCGTTGGACCCGCCCATCGCCAGGTTCAGGTCGCAGGAGAGGTAGTCGGCGGTGTCGGAGTCGAAGTTGAGGCAGGTCATCGAGGTGAACATCTCCTCGCCCACCCGGTAGGAGTAGTCGGTGACCAGGGTCGGGTCGCTGCCCGGCATCGCGGTCCACGGTGGGGCCCCGCCCTGGATCGGGGCCCAGCGCAGCGAGGTGAGGTCGTAGTAGTTGGTGTCGGCGATCCAGCGGAAGGTGGCCCCAGTGACCAGCGAGGTCGGTGGGTCCCGGTCGGCCAGCGCCGTGCCGTCGGCGCTCATCAGGGTCTCCGCGCGGATGTCGTAGGCCGGCACCGGCACCGGCCAGCCGGCCATGATCCGGTACTCGTCCATCTCGAAGGCGGCCGAGTGCAGCGGGTACAGCCCGCCGGGCAGCTCCCGGATCTCGGGCGGCACCACGCCGGCCTTGGTCATCGCCTTGGCGGTGATCGCGGTCGAGCCCGGCTTCATCTGCTTGACGACCACCGCTCGCCCCTCATTCGTCGTCCTCCTCGGCGGTGAAGAACGGGCCCAGGGAGACGCCCAGGTCACCCTCGGCGACCTCCACGGTGTCCCCGGCGCTGACCAGCAGCGGGGTCTCCAGCTCGCCGACCAGGTAGTTGAACCCCTCGACCGGGGCGTTGCACAGCGCCCAGTACCGGCACTCGCCCCAGTCGGTGACTGCCTCGGCGAACTGCGCCACCAGCAGGTTGGAGACCAGCTGCGGGCTGGAGGCGTTGGCCCAGCTGTCGGTGTCGTTGGCGATCTCGGTCCGGGCGTAGTCGGCGGCGTCCGGCTCGTCGATCTCGGCCGCGGACATGAACGGGGTGGGCGCGACCTGCCGGATCAGGGCCAGGTAGAACGAGCCCGGCGGCAGCTTGCCGCTGGCACCGTTGCCGAAGAAGGTGGTCAGCAGCTCGCCGGCCCCCCACAGCGTCAGCCGGCCGCTCATCAGATCCGCTCCCGGGTCACGTCCGGGTAGCGCGGGACGGTGAAGGCGGCCATCGCCATCAGGCTGTGGGTCCAGACCTGGCCCCGGCTCATCGCGGCCTCGGCCAGCTGGCAGCGCCAGTACTCCCGGTAGTCGTCGGTGGTCCACCGGATCCGGAAGTCGTACTGCTCGAACAGCCGCACCAGCCCGAATAGGTTGTCGGCCACCTCGGACTGGCTGGCTCCGTAGACCCAGACCGCGATCTGCTCGTTGACCATGTCCGGCACCGCGTGCACCAGGTAGTTGCCGCCCAGTACCGGGGAGTCGGCGGTCACCTTCCGCCAGGACCTGGTGGTGGAGTCCCGGGTCTGGTCCGCCGAGATCTTGTAGACGGCACCGTCGTTGAGGTTGACCCAGCGCGAGCCGTAGCTGATCTCCACCGCCAGGTAGTCCAGCCCGGCCTCCGGGGTGGCCACGAACGGCTTGGCCTGCCTGGTCCGGCTCATGCCGCCGATCCTGTCAGGACCGGGCGGCTCAGCGCGCGGACGCGCTGACGGGCCTGGAGCTTGGCCAGCAGCTCGTTGGGGTCGTTGGCCTGGACCGTGATCGGGCCGGTGAAGTTGGTGGACCGGTCGATCCGGTAGTTCGACACGTTGATCCCGCCGCCCATCGCCGAGGTGGTCAGCCCGATCGAGCGGGCCAGGAACTCACCACCCTTGTCGTTGAGCGGGATCACCGCCTCCGGGCCCCGCTCGCCGACCCCGATCAGGTTCGGGGCGTCGAACATCGCCCCGTCGCCGTACCAGTTGTGCTCCTTCCAGAACCGCCAGGCTCCGCGCGGGTCGCCGTAGCGCTCCTTGATGTAGCGCAGCCCGGCCTGGGTCTGCTGCCACGGGTCGGAGGTCTTCTTGACCCCGTAGGAGGGCCAGGTCGAGTCCAGGAACTGGAACATCCCGTAGGCGGTCGAGGTCGGGTTCTGGGCGGTGTTGTTGAACCCGGACTCGTGCATCACGATCTGCCGCAGCGCGGCCCACTGGTCCTCCCAGCCCATCCGGTTCGCTCCGGTGCGCACGATCTGCTCGTTGTCCAGGTGCCCGCTCGGCTCCCGGCCGATGTCGAGGATGCCGGGACCGGTCGCGCCGAACCGGCGGTCCAGCTGACGGTACTTGCGACGCACGAACCGGTTGATCACCTTGGAGATGTCACCGGGGAACAGCGGGTGCACGCCCTTCATGTTCGCCGCCGCCGCCTCGGCCCGGGGGTAGAGGTCCTTGACCACCTCGCTCAGCGTCTTGCGCGGCCCCAGCGCCGCGTAGTCGCCGCCGGCGAACCCGCCCAGGATCGCTCCGTTCAGCAGCGCCAGCGCCTGGGCGGTGGTCCCGCCCGGGATCCCGAAGTGCAGGTGCGGGGCCGAGGAGTTGCCGGTGGATCCGACCCGTCCGATCAGCTGACCGGCCTGGACCTGCTGCCCAGCGTGCACGTTCTGGCTCGAGGTGTGCCCGTAGACCACGGTGCCGGCCCGGGTGGCCTCGAAGATCGCCTCGCCGTAGCCGCGCTGGGTGCCGACGTAGACGATCCGGCCGGACCGGAACGCCCGGATCGGGTCCCCGTAGTCGTCCGAGCCCGAGCCACGGTTGATGTCCACCCCGTCGTGGCCGGGGTAGGTGCCGGTCCGATGTCCGGGCACCGGCCAGAACACCCCGCCGGCGGCGAACCCGCCGTGCTTGGCCTGGTGGTTCATCGCGTCGATGATCTGCGGGCCCACCGCCCGGGCCCACTCCGGGCGCATGATCGCCTCGCCGCCGGAGAGGTGGACGTTGTAGATGTCGCGGCCCGGGGTCCAGCCGGGCACCATCCCGCCCTCGGCCCGGGGCATCCCGTTGCTGGGCCCGCCGAAGCCGCCGGCGTAGTACGGGGTGCTCACCGCCTGGGGTGCCCCTCGGCCGGACCCGGGATAGCCAGAGCCGTGCGCGTAGGGGTCGGAGCTGCCGCCGCCGCCACCCTTGAGCGGGTTCTTGTAGTCGAACCCGAAGACCTCGGCCAGCTCCTGCATCAGGGCCACCGCCTCGGGGGTGGTGTCCTTCTTCAGGTCCCGGAACGCCTTCAGCGCGAGCCGGGCCTGCTCCTGGGCGCTGCCGGTCAGCCGCTTGGAGGACTTGACCAGCACGTCCTCGATGTTGCCCAGCACCTCGTCGGCCATGTGGGCCATGTCCTCGGCGGCCCGGTCCATGGTGGTGTTGTACTGCTTGAGCTGGCGGCGCTGCTGGGTCTCGAAGTCCTCGGCCTGCTGGTTCATCATGATGTTGAAGTCTTCGCGCTGCTGGTGCAGGCCACGCCGGAAGTCCCGGTGCTGACGGGCCATCGCCCGGTTCATGTCCTCCATCCCGCGCTCCCGGCTGAGCCGGAAGTTGCGCTCGGCCTCGGCGGCCTCCAGGTTCCCCGGGTCCTGGCCCAGCCGCCCGGACAGCCGCTGCAGGGTGCCCGCCTGCCGGTTGAACCGCCGGGTCAGCTGCGGGGTCATCTCGGTGACCAGCCGGGCCAGCTGCTGCTGGTTCTCCGGGCTGGCCAGGTTGTACATCTGGATCGCGTCGTCGGAGATGCCCATCTGCCGCAGCTTGCGCAGGTCGGCGATCTGGGTGCGCATCCGGTCGACGATGTCGCCTGCGTTGGCCGACAGCCAGGTGGCCGAGGAGGTGCGCTGGGTCTCCACCCGCTGGTAGAGGTTCATCGCGATCACCCGCTGCTTGGCCTGCACCTCCAGCTGGTGGTGGTAGTCGTCTTCCTGGCGCTGCCGCTGCAGGTGGAAGTCCGACCAGGCCCGGGTCACGCTGCGGTGGTAGTCGGCGGTCGCCCGGGCCCGCATCCGGTTGAAGTTGTCCTCGGCCCGGGTCCGCTGCAGGTTGTAGTCGTACTCCTGGTAGGACCGCTGCAGGGCGAAGTCCTCCTGGGCCCGGGCCCGGCTCCGGTCGAAGGCCTGCTGGGCCAGCAGCATCTGCCGGAAGTAGGCGTCCTGGCTGGCGATCGCCTGGGCGGCGGCCTGCTTCTGGGCCTCCCGCTCGGCGGCGTCGGTCTCGGTGGTCGGCCGGACCCCCAGCACCGCCTGGGTCAGCGCGAGCTGGGACTGGACCGCGCCGACCCGGCCCAGCTGCGGGGCCTGCATCTGCAGGGCGTACTGGGCCTTCTGACCCATCGCCGCCAGCCGGCTGTACTCCGGGCCGCCCTCGACCCCGATCTCGGCCTGGGCCCGCTCGGTGGACCGGACGATGTCCAGGTAGGACATCCCCTGCTCGCGCATGCTGGTGAAGACCTTGTTGGTGGCGTCGTAGGCCAGCGCGATGTCGCCCTCGAGCTGGAGCGAGCGGCGCATGGTCCGGTCGCCGAGCAACGCCTGGCCGGCCTCGGTGGTGCGCAGCCGGGCCCACATCCCGGTGGCCTCGCCGGGCCTGGTCAGGTCGGAGACCATCTGCGACCAGGCCCGAGCGCCCTCGACGGTGTTCCGGGAGCCGAAGGCCTTGGTGATCTGTTCGGTGGAGATGTTGAGCTCGTCCATCGCCGGAGCCAGGTCGGTGATGGTCTGGTCCAGCTTGGCCCGGTCCCGGTCGCTGGACAGGTCCAGCCGGCCCAACGGCTTGCCCTGGGCCTCGGCCAGGCTGGAGATGGCGTCGGCCAGGTCCCGGGTCTGGGTCCGGGCGGCCTCGGCCTCGGCCTGCCGGGTCTGGTAGGCGTTCCCGCCACCGGTGAGGAACTGGTAGGCCGAGCCCAGACCCCGGCCGATGTTGCCCAGCAGTGCCCCGGGATGGGTGGCCCGCTCCAGGTAGCTGCGTTCCTCCTGGGTCTGGTACGGCGCGAACTCGCCGATCGCGGCCTGGTTGGTCCCCAGCATCTCCGACGGGATTCCCCGTCGGGTGGCCTCGGCCCGGGCCCGCTGGATCTGCTGGAAGCCCTGGTACTGCTGCCGGGCGTCCAGGATCGCGCCGATCCCGGCCATCCCGGCCGCGATCCCGGGACCCATCATCAGCCCCATCGAGCCCATCATCGCGGCGTTGCTCTGCACACCCAGCCCGGACAGCGCGGCCATGCTCGCCATCCCCAGCGCCGGGTTCCGCAGGTCCGATCCCCAGAACGCGCCGGCTCCGGCCCGGGTCGCTCCCGCCACGCCCCCGACGACACCCCGGCCCAGCCCCCGGACCGCCTCGCCGAGCGTCTTGGTACTCCCGGTGGTGGCCTCGGTGGCCTGGGTGAGCCGCTGCTTGGAGGCGATCTCCGTACGGACCGCGGTCTCCTGGGCCTGGTAGCTGGCCCGGCGGGCCATCGTCTCCTCGCGCATCGTGCGCAGCTCGGTCAGCCGGGCCTGCCTGGCCTCGTTGGTCAGCAGCGGGTCCGCGTGCACCCGGGCGGTCTCGGCGCGCTGAGCGGCCAGCTGGGTCTCGGTCAGGCCGACCCCGCCCATCGCCCGGCCCAGGTCGCCGGTCAGCCGGAGCCGCTCGGTGCCCCGCAGCCAGGGAGCCTCCTGGGCGGCCCACCTGGTCCGCCGGGTCGGGTCGGCATAGCGCATCTGGTCGAAGGTCGGGGTGACGAACTGGCTGATCCCCCGGCCCAGGCCGCCGGCGACGTAGGACAGCGCACTGCGCGGGGCCTCCGGCCGGACGTACTGCTCGGTCCACGGGATCCGGGCGCTGACCCGCTCCCGGATGGTCCGCCAGTCGTCGCTGACCACGCCACCGCGCCGGAACGCACCGGCCCCGGCCCCGATCATCTGGCCGACGTTGTACTGGCCGCGCTGGATCCAGGTGCTGCGCCGCGCCGGGTCGTCGGTCATCGCGCCGGCCCGCAGCTGCTCGCCGCGGCGGCCCAGGATCCCGCCACCTCGGGCCACGTAGGTGCCCTCCGCGGTCCGGGTGATCCCGGACCCGCCGGCGAAGCCCTCCCGGATCCCGTAGGCGGTCGAGCTCCGGAACGCGGTGAACGCCGCGGCCACCTTGAGCAGCGCCCCGGCGAACAGCAGCATCGCCCCGGCCCCGCCGGCCAGCGGGGCCGCGATCCCGGCGATCATGCTGATCAGCTCGCCGAACGGGCCCTCGGTGATGTTCTGCACGATCGAGCCGGCCCGCTCCAGGCCGGTCACGAAGCTCTCGATCATCGGCGCGAGGTAGCTGGCGAACGCCTCCGCGGTCTGCTTCATGTCCTCGCGGAGCTTGCCGAGGTTGTCGCTGATGCCCTCCATCGCCGCTTCGTAGCCGCGTTCGGTGGCTCCCCGGGCGGCCGGGTCCTCGGCCAGCCCGAGCGCGGCCCGGATCCCGCCGGGCTGGTTGGTCAGCGAGGTGATCGCCCGGATCGTCCGGGGTCCGTCCAGGCCCAGCCGGTTCAGGTCGTTGGCGGCGGTCTTGGTGTTCCGGCTCAGTGCCTCGAAGACCCGCAGCACCGCCTCGGCGGAGTCGTCCTTGGCCAGCTTGGAGAACTGCTCGCCGGTCATCCCGACGATGTTGGCGTAGGTCTTCAGCTCCGGAGACCCGCTCTGGATCGAGCGCAGCATGTCGCTGGTGACCTTGGTGAACGCGGTCGCCGCCGCGCCGCCCTCCTGGCCGGCCTGGGTGAAGGCGGTGGCGAAGCCGGCCACCTCCCGGGTGTTCATCCCCAGGCTCTCCGCGACCGGGGCCAGCTGGGCGGTGAAGTCGATCAGGCCCTGGGCCGAGGTGTTGGTCTGGGCGGCCAGGTAGGTGAAGGTGTCGGCGTACCGGCGGGAGTTCCGCTCGTTGATGGGGGTGCCCATCACCTTCTGCAGGTTGGTCAGCGAGCTGGCCAGGCCCTCCGAGCTCTCTCCGGTGGCCCCGCTCATCTGCACGAAGACCTTGGCCAGGTCCTGCAGGTCCCGGGTCTGCCGGATGTTGGTGACCTTGGACAGGGTCTCCACCAGCTTGGCGGCCTCGGTGGTGGTGGTCCCGAACTCCGAGCGCAGGGTCCGCACCGAGGTGGTGTAGTCCTTCATCACCTTGTTCTGCTGGTCCTGGGTACGAGACAGCACCGCCGCCTGGGAGCGCAGTCGCTCCATCTGCTTCTCGTAGTCGTTCCAGGCCTTGGTGGCCCCGCCGATCAGGGCGACATCCGCGGCCGCGATCCCGATCAGGGACTTGCCGGCGGTCCGGGTCATCTTGGAGACCTTGGCCGTCAGCGTGTCGATCGAGCTCGAGAGCTGGTTGGTGGTCTGGGCGGAGTTGCCCATCGCCTGGTCGTAGTTGCTGTTGTCAGCAGTCAGTACGACGTTGGCCTCAACCGGCTGCGCCGTCATCGCGGACCTCGCAGATCTCGTCCTAGTCCATCCGCAGCATCCTGCGCTTGCGGGCCTTGGCGGCCATCTGCGCGGTCAGCCTCGGGGTCGTCGGGATCAGTTTGACATTGGTCCCGGGCAGTGACGAGCCTTGCTGGTCACTGAACACGCTCTTCTGGTAGCAGCCCTGGCAGAACTCCTCGACCGCGGTGAAGGCGAACTTGTTCTCCTCCCACTCCCATTCGGCGGTGCCGCACATCTGGCACCGGATCGCGGACTCGGTGGAGAAGGCCAGGGTCTTGGCCCGGTCCTCGGGGTCCCACTCCAGGAACTCGCTGTGCGGGATCCCGTGCTCGTGGCAGTAGGACATCTCCAGGAAGAAGTTGGGGTCCTTCCTCAGCCGCGCTCGCTGAAAGGGACATCCAGCCCCCGGTTGTTCAGCTCGACGGCGTTGCGGAACAGCACCATCACATCGCCGCGCGACCAGTCGTCGGAGTCCCAGATCTCCTTGGCCTGGGCGGTACTGATCTCCGGCTCGATCGCGCACGCGCTGATCAGGGCCGGAGCGAAGGTGTCGATGTCGAAGGAGGCACCCTCGGCCCGCTGGTCCGGCTTCGGCGGGTGCTTGCTCACCAGCCGGTCGTAGGCCCGCATCCCGATCGCCTGGTACTTCAGGGTCACCTCCTTCGACGTGCCGTTGCCGTCGGAGAGGTACAGGGAGAACTCGGTGACCGAGCGCGGCTTGTTGATCAGCTCGTCGATGGTGGCGCGCTTGTCCGCCTGTGACTGCTTCTGCCTGGCTTCGGTGGTCTTGGCTGTCGTGGTTCCCACGCGCGCATGTTAGCGCTGGTCAGGCCGGTCAGGCAGCGACCACTGCATCTTCGGCGGGTTCGACCATCACCGCGCAGGAGGCGGTGAAGGTGAGCACCGTGTTCGAGCTCATGTTCGCCATCGTCCGGGAGGTGACCATCACCGGCCAGACCTCCACGTCGTCCCCGGCCTCGGGCAGGTTGCCGGTCCCGGAGCCGCCGAACCGGGAGATGATGAAGAACCCACGGGTGGCCCGGGGCAGGGTCTCCCAGGCGGTGTCGTCCTCGTCGTCGCGGTAGAAGTCGGCGTCGAAGGTGGCCGCGCTGGTGCCGGCGGTGCTGGTCTCGAACAGGGAGTCGAAGGCCGGGGTGGGCACCGTGTTGCCACGGGCCGAGGCGTTCAGGCTGATGCACCAGTGCGTCAGGTCCACCGCGGCTGCGATCGCGGCTGCGCTGGGTGCCGCCGGGTCGGCGATGTCGGCCGGCGTGAACCCGATCCAGGTGTTCTCATTGGGGATGATCCGGGCCATCGGTCAGCCTTCCTTGGTCTTGCCCGCAGCCGGCGGGACGGTCTCGGGCGGTGCTGCATCACTACTTCCATCATCTGCGCGCGTCCAGCCGTTGCGCTCATAGACCTTCAGCGACGACTCGATGACGGTGGCCTCCGTGTCGCCCTTGGTGATCCTGACCAGCTTCTGGTATCCCATCTCAGCTCCCCTTCGTGACCCATACCTCGAACGTGTCGGTCTGCGTGAAGTAGTCCGGGTAGGCCGAGCCCATCCGGCTGGTGTTGCCGATCGTGACGCAGGCGGCCTTCTGGAACTTCCAGTCCCCGGTCGGGGTCTGCACCCGTTCCCGGACGATGTAGGTCAGCCCGTGCCGCATCCGGTCGGCCAGTGCCTCGGTCTGCTTGCGGCTGATCCCGGCGTAGCCGACCTGGTAGCCCAGCTTCCAGTCCGCGTAGGTGTTGGCCAGCGCACCGGCCGGGTTCTGCGGGATCGCCGTGCTCGGAGTCAGCGTGATCCACGGGGTGAAGGTCTTGCCCGGGTCGTCGGGCTCGCCCTGCCAGCCGTAGGGCACCGTGGGCGCGGCGTCGTCGCCTACCGGGAACCCCTCGGTGGCCAGCTGGGTCAGCAGCCGGTCGGTGATCGGGCCCCGGGAGATCGTGTCAGCCTGCATGGTCACGGAACGTCCTCACGTTGGCTTCTGCTGCCATCGTCCCGAGACTGTCCACCCACGAGGTGAAGGCCGGCATCACGTAGGGATGCGGCCTGGTCCCGGGGTGGTTGACCTTCCGCGCGAACACCTTCTGGCCGCCCACGGTGAACACCAGCACCCCGCCGGCCTTCCGCGGCCGGATCACATGCGGCCGGGTCCCGAACTCCACGTAGCCGGCGTACGGAGCCTGGGTCAGGCTCGGGCCGATGGTGACCCGGTCGGTCTCCACCTTGATCGCGATCGAGTTCCGCAGGGTCCCGGTCCGCACCGGAGCCTCGGCCTGCATCTGGTTGCGGATGTAGTTCGCCGAACTCACCAGCACCTGCATGGTGGTGGTCTGGGACTGCTGGGCGGTCCGTTCCAGGGCCTCGGCCAGCCGGGACACGTCCGCGGATGCCTCGGCCGGCATCAGCGCTTCTCCAGCTGCCGGATCCGCTTCTTCGCCGAGAAGTGGGTCTTCATCCCCTGCCGCTCCCGGGCGGTGAGCTGCTGAGCCGGGATGTACTTCCCGCCCCGGCCCCCGGGGATGTGCTTGGGGATGAAGCTCTTGGAGATGCCGTGCTCGACTCCGAAGGCGCTGAGCATCACATCACCCCGAGGATCTCGAACCTGCGGCTGGCCCGGAGTTCGCCACCCTTGGTGACGGTCTGGATCTCGAACCGCTCCCCGACCATTTGGGAGTCCTGCGGCGCGCCGGTGACCAGCACCTGGTCGTATCGCCTGATGACCGCCGATTCGTCCCAAGGGATGGACAGCTGGGTGGGCTGCTGGTAGATCTCCGCCTCGCCGACCATGATCGCCGAGCCTCCGGTCAGCTCCCAGATCCGGCACGGTCCCTCGTAGACCAGCTCGGCCACGCCCTGGGCGGTGTAGACCAGGGTGGACTCGTCGTAGCCGGCCGGGGCCGACCCGCGGGTGATCTGGCAGGTGTACTCCATCACCTCGCGGGCCCGGGACCGGACGTACTTGCGGGCCTCGGCGGTGATCGGGCTGGTCATCTCAGGGCTCGACGATCCGCTCGTACTCGGCCACCCCGGTCGGGTTCAGGTACGGCTCGGGCGGCCAGATCCCGCCGTAGTCCTGGCGGCCGGCCTCGACATCGTCGTGCATGCCCTTGCCGAAGGCGAACGGCTTGGTGCCCGGCTCGAGCTGCTCGTCGGGGGCCATCCCGCCTACATCGGGCATTCCCCCGACGTGCAGCTCCTTGTCCGCGGCGCGCAGGGCCACGGCCAGCGCCCGGTACTGATCCCCGACCGGCCCGAGCGAGATGCTCACGCCATCAGCTGAGTAGGACGCCTCCCGTGCGTAACGGGCTGCGATCGTATCGGCCAGCGTCGCCGCCACATAATGCAGAGAGCCCTGGGCCGGGTACCAGGTGTCGTAGGCCCACTGGATCTCCTCGTCGCTGACCTGCCACTCCCCGGCTCCGTGCGGGTCGGTGTCCTGGATCAGGAACCGCAGGGTGTCCTTGTCGCTGGTCCCGGCCCCGGCGTAGCTGTAGGTGCCGGCCATCACAGGTGCCCGGGCTGCTTCCTCCGCTGCCCGATCGCCATCCCGGTGGCCCCGACCCCGGCCGTGGTACCGCCGGTGGCCAGTCCGCCGGTCAGTCCGGGCCGCCTGGTCATCGCGCCACCGAACCGGTTCAGCGCACCCCCGCCGCGCTGTCCGGCACCGGCCGCGCTCACCCCGGCCGAGCGGCGCATCGTGGCCACGCCCGGCCTGGTCCTCAGCTTGGCCCCCAGGTTCGCGCTCCGGCTGCTGAGCCCCTGGCCCATCCGCGAGGTCCCGCTCCCGATCGCCCCGCCGAAGGTGCGCAGCGCCCGCACCGGGTTGGCCAGCTTCTCGATCTGGTCTGACTGGCCGTGGTCGACTCCGAACGCGCTGATCATGGCTCCAGGATCCCCTTCCGGGCCTTGCCGTTCCGCTCGGCCTCGAGCACCTGCTCGCGCTCGTCGGGATGCGCGGCCAGGTACTCGTTGACCTCGACCACGGTGTGGTAGCTGGGGTCGTAGGTCTCGGTGTGCACCGCCTCGGCGGCTGCCTCGGCCTGCTCCTGCTGGGTGACCTGGGCCTCGGTGGGCTCGGTCTCCTCGGTGGGCTCGGTCTCCTCGGCCTGCTCCGGTGGCCGGTTCGGGTCGGTGAGCTGGTTGAGGTTCACCACCTCGTCGGAGTCCGGCGGGGTCGGCATCTCCAGCTGGACCCGGTCTCGGAACAGCCGCTCCAGCACGTCGGACTTCAGCCGGACCTCCTTGTACCAGTACTTCGGCCGGTCGGCGAGGTCCTCCACCACCGGGATCACGTACCGGGCCCGGACCAGCACCTCGATGTTGCGGGCGTCGGCCTGGTCGAAGTCGTCGCCGACGGAGTACTCGGTCTCCCTCGAGACGAACGGCTTGGAGACCACGAAGCCGATCCGGTCGTTGCTCAGCAGCGGGCTGCCCATCTGGTCCTCCTGATGAGAGACGGGCCGTGGGCCGGAACCCACAGCCCGTCTCCAGTGTTGCCTACTAGGCGACCGCGTTGGCCATGAAGATGCCCATGTCCTTGGCGACCACCCGCATGTCGTAGGTCATCTCGCCCTCGATCCGGTCCGCCTCGATCCACTCCATCCGGAAGTTCTTCATCCGGATCCCGAAGCTGTTGCCGGCCAGGTACCCGTTCCAGGTG